CTGTGATTCCACCCGCGCCGCCGCCTGGTGTAAAACTCTCGCCTAAAGGCCTGCCGCCTAAACCTACGCCGCCCGCGCCTTCTCCAATCTTGCCAATTAGCGCGATGTCCTGACCGCCAAAGATGTTGTTAGCCAGGTTATAAGCTCGAATCGCAACATTTACAACATCGATGATTGTGTTGGCAACGCCTTTGATTGCGTTTAATACGGTTTCAGCTACAGGCACAACTATCCTGATGGCAGCCGAAGCGGCCCTGCTGAAGTTCTCGAATTGTTGCAGGAATACGTCACGCAATACAGGCACGATGTAGTCGTTGACCCATTTGAAGATTTCTTTTAAGCTGTCAACAATAGAATCGAATCTTGGCTTGTTATCTTTAATTGCATCTGCGACTCTTTGATATGCATCTCGTAATGTTTCAAATATAGGCTGAAAGAAATCTTTGATGTAGTTTCCGATCATCGTAAATTTATCCATCAAACCTTCGCCTTTACCAGATAAAGCACCTGATAATTTCTGGAATGCCGGAAGCGCGTAATCAGTAATGAATCCGAGTAACTTTTCAACTATGGGCAAAAGCGCAAAACCGATGGCTTCCTTAACTTCGTCGAAGGCGACTTTCAGCTTATTTATTCGACCTTGAAAAGTTTCGGCGTTACGTTCGGCCGCGCCGCCGTATAAATCTGTGAGCTTTTGGACTGAACCGGCAAATCCTAAAGTCTTCGCTTCTGCGCCGGTCAATCCCACTTGTAATTTCCCAAGAGCCGAAGCGTTGCCTTCGTAGGCCTTGCCTAGCGCATCACTGACCGCCTTAAGTGGCTTGCCTGTTGCCGTACTGATATCCAGGGCCAGGTTCAATAGCTTCTGAGACTTTTCGACATCTCCCGTCGCGACCGACAGTCTCTGCAGTGCGGGACGGAGCTCGTCGTCGGCGACGCCGGTAGCCAAAGCCGTCTTTTCGATTTGCTTTTCAACTGCCGCGATTTGGGCCGTAGTTGCCCCTGTAGCGGCCTTTAGGGCGTCGGATAGTCGTAACTGTGCCTGTTCATCGGCAATCGCCGCTTTGACGCCATCGACGGCTAATTTGCCGGCGTAGGCGACTGCGGCTGCAGCAGCTACGGCAAAGGCGGCGGCTGCTTTCTTTCCAAACTCAGCGACCTTCCCGCTGAATCCGGTAAGTTCATCTTCGGCGCCTTTCGTGCCTTTCTTTAGGCCATCAAGATCCGCGTCAAACGTAATCTTTACTTTAGGGATTGCCATCAGACGCTTCCTTCCAATTTCAGACGCTTAACAATAGCCTTGAGCATATCGGTATATTCGTTAGCGACTTCTTGAATGTTGTTATCAATGGCGGGCCGTATCCAATAGCCTTCTTTATTGTAAGGCTTTACAAATCGCGGACCCATACGACGTCCAGCGCGATCCACCTGCTGATTTCGTGATCCATATTCGCTGCCCCATAACAAAGCGCCAGCCGGTGCTGCGGATCGATTGCGAACTTTGCCTTTTGCATCTGCTGTGCCGCCATACTGTCGGCCGACTTTTTTCGGACCGCCAACATCTACGCGAATCATTCTGTCGCGTGGCGTTGTAATTGATCTGGCAACAAGAATCGCCTGTGGCGGCGCTGCCGAGAACGCCGCCGACAAGCTAAGAGCCTGCGCAAGTCGCTTAGATAATGGCTGCGCCAAATCTCGGACTTCGGCGCTGGCTTCCTTTGGTAATGCTCTTAATGTATTCAAAACTCCATTCAACGCGATTGGATCGACGTCGATGACGATTTTACCTTTTTCTTTCGTCGTCGCCATTTCTCTCCTTCAAAACTTCAAGCGCCGTCAGGATGTCTTCTGCGGATTGCCACTCTCGCATTGGTATGCCCGTTGCGATGGCCAGCTCTACTAAGAGCCGGCTGACTGATCCGCGTTCGTGGCTTTTGGGCTTCCATCTCCCACGACGATTTCTGCGATTGTTTCGCACCACGCTTCGTAGGGTTTAACCGGCTTGCCGGCGGCTTCGCGCTTCATCGCGGCGTAGGCTAGGAACATCAGATCGCTGACGCCTATCTTCTCCTGTGCCTGACTGATCTTGAAACCCGTGGATTTCTCCCATTTAGCCCACTCCGGCGGTGCCGCAACGTATGTGGCGACATCGCCGGTGGTGTACTCAATCTGGATTGGTAGCTTCATTTCTCTCCCGTCCTTTTCTCCTAGCTGAAGGATTCAGCTGGTGTTCCAATCACCGTAAAGTTGAAACTTACGGTTTGCGCGTCTGGCGCGGTGCCGCCTACTGATGGCCATTCCGGAAGAACTTGGAATGTGAAGACAGCGCCTGATGCAGCGGTTAACGAAACGCTAACGCCTGTGTTTGGAGCAGATTCAGCTACTCCCCAAAGAATCTCGCAAAGCGATCCAGCTGCGCCCCAGTCAGCGAGCATTTCGACCGCGAACGACCATTGGTCATCTATGGCCTTGTAAGCGCGTCCGTCTAATGTCTGATACGTCTCGATCGTATGCTCATTAGAAAGCACCGCCGATGTTGTCTGAGCGTCGAAGTTATTCCCACCTATTGTGAAACTAACATCGCGGCCCGTGATGATGTTTGCCATTTGTTTCTCCTAATTGGTCTGCGTGTAGTAGGTGGAAACCGGAATATCTGCTGTGAGCAGATTCGATGACCCTACGCTTGTTATAGACGGCACGGAAATGTCGCCCACTTTATACCCTGACGGAATCGCCGCCAGAATGCTGATGATTAGCTTCTCAAGGTTATCCATGGAAGCGCTATTGCTCATATACGCCACGGCTGCCGTGATCCGTAGATTGACTTCCAGCTTGATCGTGGATTGGCCGATTAAGTTTGGCGACAAGTAAGGATCATTCGGAACCAAAGCGCAGAAAGGCGGAATGACGGCTTCGGGAACGGAATCGTAAACGTTGGCAGCTACTGTCGAGAGCGCGGACTGTAAAGAATCGCGGATTGATGTCTGGATTGACGAAGGCATTATTGGCACATCGATTCAACGTCCGCGTAAGGCGCCAAGAGAGCGCTGACGCGTTGGATCAGTTGCCGGCTCATGCGCCAAGGCGACACTTGGAAATCTACGCCGTCCACGGAATTGCCCGCGGCTGTCTTGGCTTGGAAAATCTCGCTTGAAGTCATGATGACGGCGTTCTCGATCGCGTCGGTGTTGGCGTATAAGTCGCTGGCCGATTTGCCGACGAGCGTAGCTGTGCCGTTTGGGATCACAGCGCGAAGCGTGATGTCCGATGCGGTCTTTGCCACCGTGAAAACGTAAGGCGATGACGTATAAACAGTCGTGACGTCGTAAGTGCCATCTATGCCTGCGCCAACGTTATTGATGACGACGGATTGACCAACAACAAAGCGATGCGGTCTGACCGTGTAAATATAAAGGCTGTTATTAACTAGCTCGTACTGTGCGACCGCCGACTGATGAGCCACGAGCATTGGCAGGATCACAGCTTCTGCCGTATTGATAATGTCATCCAGATAAGAGTCCGGATAAAGGGACACGCTCACGCCCAGCACGTTGCGCAAGTCTTGCGCGCTGACAATGTTAGGCATGAGCGGTCCTTTCGACGTCGGCTCGGCTAATCACGGGAGCGGATCAGCCGATGATTATTTTAGGTGAAGTTGAAGCGATTACATCCGGCGCCGGTCTTGGTAGCCAAGGCTCCAAAGCCATAGTAAAGAACTGAAACTTGACCGTTAGCAATCACGTTGGAGCGAAGAGTTGCTCGTGGTGATTCATACCATGTGTATGCATCAGGATTGATGACGAACATTGAGTTATCACCGGAACCTGTCTTGTATGCATCGACATAAAGATTTAGACCTGCGACATTGCCAACCAAGGATGTTGGTGTGACATTACCGCCGGCATTTTGTGGCGCTACCGCGTTATAAATTGGGCGTCCGTTGTCGCTGTAGCCCATGATGTTGGCCCATTGATCAGGCGCAACGACCAAGGATCGAGCGAAGCCTTTAGTTGCGGAATAGACAGCAGCAGCTGCGCTTGAAACGTATCCAAGCAAGCCGTCTTTGTCATTTGCGCGGGCTGTAGCGTTTAGCGCACCGTTAGCAACAAGAACATCGTTTACATATTCGGTTGTCGCCTTTGAGTAAGCCTGCTCCATAGTTGCGAGCAACTCGTTCAGAAAGACCGGCGAAGATCTATCAAGCAACTCAACGCTAAATGTCTGACTGCCGCTGAACTTCTTGACGCTGACGCTGATGAATTCGCTGTTAACGTTTACATCGGCGACTGCGCCACCTTCAGCTTCTTCTGTTACAGAAGGCAGCTGGGTGATCTTCGGGATTTCGAAGGTAAGGCCGGCGTCCGGCAGCGTGCCACGGCTAATGCCATCTATGCAGCCGCGAACGTTGGTTCCTAGCGGATTCCAAACTTCGGTTAATTGGCGAGTTGGGAACATCGCTGGATTGTTGGTCGCGTCATCTGCGGCTTTAACATAAAGCTTCGCATCTTCGTCGCCCATTGCTGCGCGGATTGAGTTTTCTAGGTACTTGACCTTCGTTAACTCGATTCGCGGAGCGGTGTAGAACTTCGGCTGAGATTCAGCCGCGTTTAGAGACTTCGCAGCTTCCACCGTATCAGCGGCGGGTGCTGTTTCCTCTGTGACGGTGTTTTCCACGTCATCTCCTTTTTCTTCATTTCCTAACTCGGTCGAGTTAGAATCTTCTTTCGGCTCTTCGGTATCACTTGCGGCCACATCGCTTACGCGTGCGCTGTCAATAGCCGGTTCTGAAACCAAGCTGACTTCTTCAAGTTGCCCAGCGGCTACAACCATCACGCCATCTACGCTGTTCCAAGAATCGACGGATATTCCAACAGAAAAGCCATCGCGCAGTTGTGTAGCCGCCTCTTCGAGCGCGTCTGATCCAGCGCTGGTGTTGGCAATCTTAAACTTGGCATCTATGCCGTCGTTCGTTTGCGTCATTTCTACAACGCGGCCAATCGGCCTTGTGCGATCGTGTTCCAGCAGTAGCTTTACGTTGCGTGGCGATATTGAACCCGCTTGAAACTTCGTGCGGCCTGCGCTTGTGTTGCCTTCTTCGTTCCACGTGACAATACGGCCGGAAATAATCCGGCGGTCAGTATCGGCCGCAGTGAGATTGATTGGGATGTGTAGCTTCATCGGATCAAGTCCTCTTCCTCGCGTATTTCATCAACCGACATCACGCCGATGCGGTTAAGAATCTCATAAACTTCAGCGCGCTCTTTAGCGCTGCCGCGTAAGTAATCGTCCAAGTCATAACGCACGTGCTGACCGGCCGGAGTAAAGTCCGGCATTGATAATCGGGTTTCAATAGCGCGGGCAAAGTTGCGCAGCGAGAAATCAAAGAGCGATTGTCGCGCCAAGTTTGCGTTTGAATAAGTCATCGACGATCCGCTGTTTGCGTCGGCAAAGTAAGCCGGCAATCCGATTGCGCGGCACAATTCCGTGGCCACTTGTTCGCGCGCTTCATTTAGCTGCAGCGATTTTGGATCATAACCAACCGACTGCAGTTCGATGTCAGCATTGAGAAAAGCCGTGCTGCGTTGCGCTCTGCTTTGCTTCCAGCTATCTAATAACGCGCGAATTCGATCCGGCGCTAAAGCCGTGCCGGACGACTTAAGCACCATCGTCGGATAAGGCTCCTGTGCGTAGATAGTCGCGGCCTTTTCGAGCGCGAACGCTGCTTTGATAGTACGCCCAGCACGATTCAAAATGCCTTCATCGATTCCGTTAAAGACAGCCAGCGATCCAAGGCCCTGATTCGGTACAACCTGACCATCTACGCGGTAGCCGGTGATTTCTGTTCCCATCGCATTCGTGACAATTTGGACTCGGTCCGGCGATACCCGTTGACAATCTCGAATTCTAAAAGTGTCGGCGTAATATTCCGTTATTTGTAAATAAGCGACGCCATAGAAAAGCAAATCCTCAACAAGGAAGGAATAGACGCTGTATCCTGTCACTCTTTTATCCGGCTGATTGATTACGCGCGGCGGATAAATCTCTTCGCCGTTATCGTCGATTATGTGCAGCGGAATCGAAGCGATAGAAGCGGCGATTATGTTTCGCGCTCTTGCGATCGTTGGGACGGCCATCGCTTCGTCACGTGTAGCTGTGACCGGCGTTAACAAATAGCTGCTTAAACTATTCATCGTGTTAAGCGGCGCTAAAGCGGCCGCAACGTCAACCGACGGAACAGCTACTTTAGGCGCTACGTTGGGCGCCGTAATAAACCAATCGCGAATTGCCATGGGATCATTCTTCCGTTCTCTTTAGCACTAACCAACCAAGATGTCTATCTCCGTTGTTGGGCGTGTCGCAAAATGCGTGACCAGAGCTGCAGCAACGCAAGCCGTAACCGTCGATGCGCTGGCTCGCCTTCCGATAACCCAGCCGGTATCGCCCATCGGTAATCTAGCTGCGCTTAGAACCTGAGTTGTGAAATCCGGCTGGTTGGTATGACGCAAACGCCGACTCGTGATCGCGCCAAGCAACTCATCGCAGGCTTGGGCATACAAGGCGCCGTCAATATCGGTGATATGGATTCCAGCTGGCTGTAAGCGGACGGCCGATGCCGCAGCAGTACGGCGGCTGAAAGCCACAGTCTCTGTCGCGTACTTTCTCGCGTAGGTCGCAACGTCATTCGCTACCGCTTTATCGTCTAAGGCAATCGGGTTGGTCCAAGTATGTAGAAGCTTTACAACAAAGCGATCGTCGCTTAGCTTCTGGGCGCCTACCAAAGCCGCTGATCTGCGATCCGGCGAGAAATCTAGGCCCAGCCAAGTATTAATTGCTGGATCAAGCTGCAGGTCATCTTCGCCGCAGTCGTTCCACGCATCTTGCGGGATCGCGCTGGAAATCGTGGCGACCCATCTGCACAAGACTTCCGTTCGGACGACATCAGGCGGGTCATTAAGTACAGCGCGGATATTGTCCTCGTGGATCGTGTAGCCAAGCGCCGGATTTGCCGCTTTCCAGTTTTCCACGTCGTTAATGTCGTCGGTGTAGCCGCTCCACTCGAAATAGCCGATGGAGTCTTGAGCGCCGGACGCCGCAGCCAACCCACGCTCCCTTAGCTGGTTCAGAACGATGCTGTGCTGATCACCGGCATTCGAGAGCGCCACCACCATCGGGTTCTTGGCGGCCATCATCGTATATCGAAGCGAAGCGAACGACTCTAAATCTTTCATTTCCCGCAGCTCGTCTAAATAGATCGTTTCAGGTCTAGAGATACCGCGCGCGGCCGCGCCTCCGGCTTTGACCATATAGCGGTTGCCGTTTAGCAGCTCGATTTCTTCTGATCCGTGCGCCCATCGAACTCGTTTGACCTGTTTTCGCAGTGAGTCGTTATTCTCCACGATGGACACGATGTCCCTGAAGGTTTCCAGCGACGTCGTTAGGCGATGGGCCGTCCCTATCTGTAGCGGCTCGTTCCAAAGGTACAAGCCCGTTAACGCGCGAATCTTCTGGAAGGTTGTCTTTCCCGATTGTCTTGCGACGACAACACAGACCTGTGGATTGGCCCAGCGGCCGTCAGACTTGACCCGATGGCTTTCCAAGGCCAGCCATTTCTGCCAAGGCATCAGCGGGACGCCTATCTGCTCGGCAAAGTCGATCATTTCTTGGCCTTTAGACGGTAAATCGCTGGGCTTTGACGCGATTCTGGGCGTCGTAGAGCCTAAGAGCGGTTGTAAGTCCGGCACTAATCCCGATGTAGGCGGATTCGAGCCTGTAATGACCTTCAGTGACCCTTTTCGAGCCGATTTAGCCTTAGTC